CGAGTTCGTTGAGCTTGACCAGCGCACGCGACAGCCACGGCTCGCCGCGAATCTGGCCGGGGCGCAGCACGCGGTAGAGGTGGATGATTTCGCGCGCGTCGATGCGTACGGTGTCCATGCCGCCCTGGCCCGACATCGGCGCGAGCCGACCATCTTCCGGATGCGAGCGGTACAGGTGGTAGGCCACGCGGCGGCCCAGCGCGTCGAACTCGATGCCCGAGCGCACCACGTTCCCCGAAGGCAGGTCGGTGTTGAGATGGATCGGCAGGTGCTCCGACTCCAGCAACTGAAGCTGCAAGGGAACGGCCAGTCCATCTTCCGGTCGACGCGGGCGCAGCCGGATCAAGCATTCGCCGCCTTCGAGCATCGAGCGGCAGGCCAAGGCTTGCAGCCCATAGAAATCGGTCTGGCCTACCGCGTCGGCTTCCTCCGTCCAGTCGCGCCACAGCGCCTGCACATCGGCCTTGAACCTTTCGTCGTCGGACAGGCTCTGGGGTTTGATGCCGGTGCCGACGGCGTTGGCGACGAAGGCGTCGAGCGCGGCCTGCGCCCACGCATTGCGGCGCACGAGGTCGCGGCTCTTGATGCGCAGGTCGGTGTGGGTCGCCAGCATCGCAGCGACTGCGCCGGGATTGCCGGGCATCCATGCCAGCGAGCGTCGGCCACGGCCAGCGGCCTCATGCACCGGCGACGCGCCGAACAAGCGGCGAACGGTTTGCGCGAACCACGCCACTTCAGAATCCCTTGTCCGTGGTGACGCGGATCTGGCGCTTGGGTAGCACGCCGACGTTGCGCGCAAGTTCCGCTTCGACGGCGCGAATGGCGACCTGCAGCTCCTCGACCGAGCGGTACTCGACCGTCTTGTCGCCGAAGCTCACGCGGCGCTCGCCCGTGGCCAGGGCACGCTTGAGCGCATCGAGTTGGGTGGTGGTGTAGGTCAAAGGTCTTCTCTCATCGGGTCAACCAGCGGCTCTTGATCACGCGCCGGCCGCCGTTGCGGGTGCCAGAAACAGAAAGGCCACCGCTGTGGGTGGCCTCGTCGGGTTGCATCGGTTCGAGCGGCGGTGGATCGTCCGGTGGACGTTCCACGCCGAGTTGCCGCTCCAGTTCGCGCCAGTGGCGTTCCTCGAAGCGATCCAGTCCTGCTGCCGCTGCGGCAGCGCGGGCGTAGACGTAGCAGTCGAGCGCCTCGTTGCGCTCACGCATCTTTTGCCATTCGCGCACCGGGAAGCCGTTGCGGTCGCGGCGGGTGATCAGTTGTTCGGCGCAGAGCTGCTGGATGAACTCTGCGTCGATCCTGGGCAGGTGGACGAAGCCTGCGGGGAATGTCGTGGTGACGCCGTCCTCGCTGACGTTGGCCGCCTTGCGCAGGTTGTTGTAAAGCTCCAGCTTGGCGATACCGACTGCGACCGTGAACACCTTGATGCCCCGGCGCAGCTTCTTGCCATCGCGCGAGACGTCGACCGCCGTCGGCGTGCCGATCAGCGCCGCGCCGCGTGCTGCGCCCTTGACCGCCATCACACGCGCGTCGCGGCTGGCGCGCACGAAGGCGTAGGCTTCCTGCGTCGCAAAGCCGGTGTCGAGCGCGAAGCGCGACAGCGGCATCGCCGCGCCGGTGGCGTGCGTCCACGTCTCGTCGAGCATCTCGGCCAGCTGCTTCCACACTTGCTCACGGGCGGTGTCGCCCATCAACACGCGGTGCTCGACCAGCCAGCATTCCTTACCGCGACCGAAGGCCCAGACGGATGCTTCGATGCGATCCTTCTGCACGTCCGCGCCACCGACCAGCAGTAGGCCGCCCAGCGGCACGCCGCCGATGCGGTAGTCCTCGCGGCGCTCGACCAGCCGCTGCCAGTCGGGCGTTTCGCCTTCCTCGACCCACGTCTCGCCGAGTTCGGTGTTCTTGAAGGTCTTGATCGCCGCCGCCGAGCCGGATTCCTTGCTGACGGCGGCCTCCCACGCGGCAGCGATGTCGCGCCACGCCCGCCAACCAACCGGGCTGTAGAGCGAGGACAGGTGGAAGCCCGTCGTCTTGCCCGTGCCTTCGGCCATCGCGCGCCATTCGCCGTGTTCGAGCATCCACGTCTTGTGGTGCTCGGCAATCGCGGTGTCGCACGACTCGCAGATGTAGGCCGCCGTTTCCGGCGCGTTCTTGTCCCAGCGCAACTGCTCGAAGCGCAACCACTGTCGGTGCGAGCAATGCGGACACGGCACGAAGTAGCGGCGCTGGTCGCTGGCCTCGTACTCGCGTTCGACGGCGGACGCGCCGGAGATCGTCGGGGTGGAGACGATGAAGATCTTGCGCCGCGCGAAGGTGCGCGTGCGCGCCTCCGCCAGAGAGATCGCGTCGCCTTCGCCCTCGACGTCCAACGGATAGCCGTCCACCTCATCGAGGAACAGGTAGCGCACCGGCATCGAACGCAGGCCGACGGCGCTGTTCGCACCCGTCATCACCAGCACGCCACCGCGAAACTCCTTCGCCAGAATCGTGTTGCCAGAATCGCGCGAGCGCGCCGGGGCAATCAGTTCGGCCAACGCGGACGATTCTTCGATCAGTGGGTCGATGCGCTGTTTGGAGTTGCGCTTGGCCATCTCCACTGTCGGCCACACGGCCATCATTGGCCCCGGCGCATGGTGGATGACATAGCCGATCCAGTTCGACCCCATCTCGGTCGCGCCGAGCTGGGCGGCCTTCATGAACACCACGCGCTCGACCGGCGAGGTCGGCGACAGACAGTCCATGATGGCCTTCAGGTACGGTGTGCGGCTGGTGCGCCAGCGGCCCGGCTCGGCGGAGGCCTTGCTGGAGAGCATCCGGTGCCGATCTGACCACTCCGATACCGTGAGCAGCGGATCGGGCGTCAAGCCTTCGCGCCACGCGCGTTCGATTTCGGCAGCGCCTTCGTAGTCGATGTCCATCAGTCAACGCGCGGGCGCAGATCGCCCAGTTCCTGCAAGTGCTCGCGCACGGCGGCCTCCAGCGCGACATGCATCGTGTGCGGATCGACGTCGAGCTTGGCGGCCATCTGCGCCGAGATGCGCGCGGGCCAGTTGAGCCAAGCATCGCGTTCGGCGCGCGCCAACTTGAAAACGTGGGCGATGGCCTGATTGCGGTCGACCAGCTCGCCCTTGAGCCGCGCTAGCCGCACCTTGTTCGTTTGCGCCTTGACCACCTCGTTGACGGTGCGCGCTTGCAACAGCGACGCGCCGCCCGTGGGCAAGGTGGCCTGACTGTCGCCTACAGGCGCGACGGTGGGCGCTTCCGGCTGCACCGTGGCCTTGACGGCGCGGGTGCGCGTGCCGGTGCGCGGGGCTTCAGTGTTGCGCGCCCACTCGGCGTCGGCGCGCTCCGGGTCAAGGGTTCCGTCGGCCTCCGGCGTGACGCGCCCAGCCGCAATGGCCTTGCGCACCGCCGCGTCGGATACGCCACGGTGACGCGCGTAGGCGCGAATCGAGAGTCCCATCGGCACCTTCTTCAATCATTTGTTGGGTGGCTCCGGCACGAGCAGAAAGAGCTTGGCTTCGTTGGCGAACAGCGCGTTCATCACGATCCCAATCAACCACTGCCAAGGAGCAGACCATGAGCACCACCCAACTCACCCCGGCCCAGCACGCCATCCTCGCCAAGGCCATCAATGCCAGCGGCGGCAAGATCGAGTGGTTCCCGGACAACGTCAAAGGTGGCGCACGCAAGAAGGTGCTGGAAAGCATGTTCAACCGCGCCCTCATCACGCCCGATGGCGACGACTGGCGCGTCGCCGCCGAGGGCTATGACGCGCTGGGCATGCCGCGTCCCGGCGTCGGCAAAAAACGCATCGGCAAGTTCGAGACCAAGCTCGACCAGATCATCGCCAACGCCGCGAGCGCGCCGCCGACGCCCGAGTGCGACGCCGAACTGGAGAAGGACATCGCAGCCGCCGAAGCGACGTGGAAGCAACAGCCCAAGGACGCGCCGCGAACCCGCGAGAACAGCAAGCAGGCCGAGGTCATCCGGATGCTTCGGCGCCCCGAAGGCGCAACCATCCGCCAGATCTGCGAGGCCACCGGCTGGCAGCAGCACACGGTGCGCGGCACTTTCGCCGGAGCCTTCAAGAAAAAGCTCGGCCTGACCATCACTTCCGACAAGGAACAGGGCGGCGAGCGCATCTACCGCGTTGCTTGAAAAAGGTTCGGGCCGGAGGCCAGAAATAGCTTGGCTTCCGGCGCGGACAGCGCGTTACTTCAATCATCGCAACGCACCCACGAAGGAGCACGAAATGAGCAACGCCAACATCCCCGCCACCCGCAACGAAGCATGGGGCTTTTGGGGCACGATGAACGAACACGCCGCCACCGCGTGGCCGATGGCGATGACCGCCATCGCCGACGCCACGGGCGAGGATTTCGACAACGTCCGTGTCTTCCTCGACAGCCGCTACGGACGCCACTACGCGGACGAGGTCCACAACGGCCTCTACGTCGGCAAGTCCCTCAAGGACGCCATCGACGCCGCCACGCAGAAGTGGATGGGCTGGACGATTGGCCGCCAGACCAGCAAGGACTACGGCATCCCGCGCGGGCTGCCTTACCTCATGGGCTTCGTGATCCACTGCGGGATCATCGAGGAACAGGAAGCAGCCTGATCAGGCTCAGTTGATTTCCGCAGGCTGCGCCGTGCTCGCCGCGCGCGTTGCCTTCTTCCCCGTGTAATCCTCCCACCGCCGCACGATCACGTCGGCGTACTTCGGATCGAGTTCGATCAGGCGCGCCACGCGCCCGGATTTCTCGGCGGCGATCAGCGTCGTGCCGGAGCCGCCGAAGGGATCGAGCACCACGCCGCCCGGACGGCTGGAGTTGCGCAGCGCGCGCTCGACCAGTTCCACCGGCTTCATCGTCGGGTGCAGATCGTTCTTCTGCGGCTTCTTGATCTGCCACACGTCGCCCTGGTCGCGGTCGCCGCACCAGTGGCGCTCGCCGCCCTCCGGCCAGCCGTAGAGGATCGGCTCGTACTGGCGCTGGTAGTCGGCGCGGCCCAGCGTGAAGGTGTTCTTCGCCCAGATGATGAAGGTCGACCAGTGGCCGCCCGCCGCGCGGAAGGCCGATTGCAGCGTGTCCAGTTCGCTGGACGACATCGCCACGTAGATCGCGCCACGACAGTGGGCGACCATCGGCGTCAGCGCCGCCAGCAGGAAATCTTGGAAGCCGTCGCCGAGGTTGTCGTTCAAGATTGCGCGATCCTTGCCGCGCATCTTGTCCTTCGCGCTGTTGGCGTAGTTCACGTTGTAGGGCGGGTCGGTGAACACCATGTCCACGGCCTCGCCATCGAGCAGCGCCGCGTAGCTCGACGCCACGGTCGCGTCGCCGCACAGCAGTCGGTGCGAGCCGAGTTGCCAGACATCACCGGGCCGAGACACCGGCGCATCGCCCACGTCGGGGACGGCGTCCTCGTCGGTCTGGCCTTCGTTGACCGGCTCGTCGCCTGCCAGCAGTTCGGCCAGCGCGTCGGCATCGAAGCCGGTCAGGTCGAGGTCGAAGCCTTCGTCGTGTAAGGCTTCCAGTTCGATCCGCAGCAGGTCGTCGTCCCACGCTGCGTTCTCGGCGATGCGGTTGTCCGCGATCACCAGCGCGCGGCGCTGCGTCGGCGTCAGATGGTCGAGCACGACCACGGGCACCACGACGAGGCCGAGTTTCTGGGCGGCGGCGAGCCGTCCGTGACCGGCGACGATCACACCGTCGCTGCCCGCGAGGATGGGATTGGTGAAGCCGAACTCCACGATGCTGGCGGCGATCTGCGCCACCTGCGCATCCGAGTGCGTCCGCGCGTTGCGGGCGTAAGGCACGAGCTTGGCCGTCGGCCACTGCTCGATCTTGTCGGCGAGCCACGAGCTGGTCATGCCACGACCTCCTCGGTGCGCTCGGCTTCGACCTCGTCGAAGCTCTGGCCGGTGGCCAGCAGCGTGACGGCGACTTCGGGATGGTTCTGCCGGAAGCGCCGGATGGCGACATCGACGTACTCCGGCGCGATCTCGACCGAGCGGCAGACGCGCCCGGTTCGCTGCGCGGCCAGCATCGTGCTGCCGCTGCCGCAGAACGGCTCGAACACCAGATCGCCCGTGGCGCTGAACGCCTCGATGACGAACTGCGGCAGTGCGACCGGGAACACGGCGGGATGGTCGATGCCGTCGCCGATCTTGCCCTTGTGGCGCATCACGCGGATCACCGAATCGGGGATGCGCATGTCCTGCGTCGGCTGGCCCGAGTGCGTCCAGCCGTTGACCTCGCCGTCCTTGCCGCGCATCGCCGTGGACGAGCCATCGGCGCGCAGGTGCGTTTCCTGTCCGGCGAACTTGCACGGCACGATCTTGTTGGGCTTGCGGCTGGCGCGGTTGAAATGGAACACGAACTCGAAGCTGGGGGCGAAGCGGCCCTGCCAGTCGCCGGGCATTCCCGGCCCCTGATCCCAGACGTACCAGCCAAAGCGCCGCCAGCCCTTCGTCCGCATCCACCCGAGCCACGCTTCCCAATACGGGACGAACTCGTTGTCGCGGTGGATCAGGCCGAGGTTGACCAGCACCTGGCCCTCGTTGGCCATCGGCAGTTGCGCGAACACGCCGCGCATCAACGCATCCCAATCGGCGATGCCACCGGTGGTGTAGTCGCGCTGGTTGCCGTACGGCGGCGACGTGAAGCACAACGCCGCGCGCTCGCCCGCCATCAGCGCGGCGACCACGTCGGCATCGACGGCGTCGCCACAGATCAGGCGATGCGCGCCGATGGCCCAGACGTCGCCCGTGCGGGACACAGGCGTTGCCGGAACCTCCGGCACGTCGTCGGCGTCGTCCGCCGATTCGTCCTGCGCGTTGCCATCCGATTCGTCGGCGCCGGCCAGCAGGTCTTGCAGCTCGGTGTCCTCGAAGCCGGTGAGCGCCAGCTCGTACCCGGCCTCGGACAGCTCGGCCAGTTCCAGCGCCAGCATTTCCTCGTCCCAGCCCGCGTCCAGCGCCAGCCGGTTGTCGGCGATGACGTAGGCGCGCTTTTGCGCGGCGGACAGGTGCGCCAGTTCGATCACGGGCACCTCGGCCAAGCCCAGCTTGTGCGCCGCCGCCAGTCGCCCGTGCCCCGCGATGATGCCGTTGCCGCCATCGACCAAGATCGGGTTCGTCCAGCCGTACTCGACGATGCTGGCCGCGATCTTGGCAATCTGCGCTTCGGTGTGGGTGCGCGGGTTGCGGGCGTAGGGGATCAGCGTCTCGACCTTGCGGTACTCGACGTTCAAGGGATTCAAGGTTTCGGGTTCCGGAAAAGCAAAACCCGCCGACGAACGATGCCGTGGGCGGGTTGGAGTGAAAGGTGCGAACTGGACGGGGTGCGAACCTGCGAACCGTGCGAACCTCGGTTCGCACCCTGACGCTAGAAAAGTGCCGCGCTCGCGCCCCCCGCATTGGATTTTCGGGAGAAAGGACCCGTTTTGCCTCGGGCCGTTCGCTTCACCGTCACCGCTGTCCAGAAAGTAGCTGAATACTACGCCCCAGGGCCGTGTTTTGTTGCAGCCTCGATGAGCTTCAAAAAGGACAATCGAGGCAAACGAAGGACAAGCGCGGCAAGCATTACCCGGCTTGGCCCACGATTTTGGAAGGCGCGCGGATGCCTTCGCCATTGAGCTTCTCGGCAACGATCTCCAACGCCCGCTGCCAACGACGCCACGCTGTCGAACGGTCGCAGGCGAAGCGAAGCGTGATGTCGCGCCAGCCGTGCCGCTTGGCCCGCATCCACACCAGGTGCCGTTGCTCGACCTCCAGCCACTGCACCCACTTCATCGTCTCCAGCATCCGGTCAATGGCATCCGGCGTCGGAGGGAACGGTCGATAGACCTTCTCGTCGGCCGCGAAGGCTTCCCACTCCTTGCGCACGATGATCGGCCACGTGTTGAAGTAGCCCTGCACCCGCACGGGTGGCAGGCGTCGGCCGGTGCTGGCGGCTTCCTCGAAGCGCGCCGCCACGTCGTCAATCGTCCACGGGGTTCGACGGTCAGCCATGACGCGCACCTCCGTAGAGCCGTTCGCCGATGCGGCGGATGAACTCGCGCTCGATGAAGTCGAGGCGCTCGTCGGCGGCATTGACGACGAGGATGTGCTGGTCGTGCCAGCCGCGTTGCTTCATCGCCTCGAGGTCGGTGGTCTCGGGCTGGAGGCGGCCCAAGGGGCAGCGATAGGTGAGCGTGGGGATCTTCATCTCACGCCTCCTGTTCCAGATCGTGCTGCGCGATGGCCCAGTGCAGCAGCGCCAGCGCGTCGGCCTCGTTGTCGTCGGACGGCGCATGACCGCGTGCGCGGATCGCTGCGACCACCTCGTCCTTGCCTGCGTTGCCCCTGCCGGTAGCGTCCTTCTTGATCGTGCCGACCGGCACGCCCAGGTACGGGATCTGGTGGTGCTCGCACCACGCCGTGAGCGTGGCGAGGAAACCGCCGTAGGCGTGCGCCGCGTCGGTCGAGACGTGGCGGCGGACTTCCTCGAAGTGCAGCGCATCGATACCGCTGGTCACGGCCTTCAGTTCCGTGAGCCACCGCTTGAAGCGTAGAAAGCGCATTCCGCCACCTTCGAATCGCTGTGGACGGAAGCTCTCGGAACCGCTGGTGATGTGGCCGTCGCTGCCGCGCAGCGCCCAGCCGGTGGTGGTGCCCAAGTCGAGGGCGAGGATCGTTGTGGTCATGGTTGCAGTCCTGATTCGGATCGGACTGACGCATCCGGCGCAGCACAACGAAACTCCCCATGAGGCGCACGCGCGCACGCGCGCGTAAGAGACTTACGTTTTGATGCGTCAATTGCGTCAGTCGGGTGTGTCGGCATGGCGTTCAGTCGTCGGCGTATGGGGTGTAGGTGGGCTTGGGCGGGTGCTTGAGGCCAATGCCACGGAAGCCGCGAACGCCCGCCCCGTTGCGCCATTTCTCGACGCCACGGGTGATAAGCAGATCGGAGAAGCGGCGCTGTGATCCAATGAACTCGCCAGCGGAATCGGCCCACTGCTTCCAGTCGGTGAACAGCTCGGCGGTCAACGACTTCGCGTTGGCTTCACGCTCGCAGCGTTCGTCGAGCCAACGGCCCAGCGCGTCCTCTGATTCGAAGTACTCCTCGGTCGCCGAGACCACGCTGGCAGGCGGTTTCAATCCCTGCTGTTGCCACGCCAGGCATCCGGCCACCGCCCACGCCAGAATCCCGTCGCGCTCGGCGAGCAGCTTGTCGGTCAAGTTGCCATCGCGCCGTTCGGGCGGGATCGTCACCGTGAAGGGGATCAGGTGCATCCGCCGCTTCATCGCCTCGTCGATGTTGCGGATGGCGGGCTTGTGGTTACCCACGATCACCGGCTTGAACTGCGGCGTGTATTCGAAGAAGTCCTGCCGCATGAAGCGCGCGGAGATCTTGTCGCCGCCGGTGATGGCCTTGACCTTGGACTCGTTCAAGCGCCGACCCTGTTCCGTTTCGATGGCCGTCACGAAGCGCGCCCCGCGCAGTCCGGCCAGATCGGTCGGATGGCGGTCGCCGCGCGTTTCGACGAAGGTGTCCATCGACGCCGTCGAGGCGTAGTCGCCCAGAATGGTGCTGACCACGTTGGCAAACACGCTCTTGCCGTTGGCACCGGTGCCGTAGAGGAAGAACAGCGCGTGGGCGCTGGTCACGCCAGTCAGGCAGTAGCCGACCATCCGTTGCAGGTAGGCCTGCAGCTCGGCGTCACCGCCCGTGACCTCATCGAGGAACTGCCGCCACGTCGGGCAATCGTCACCGGGCGAAGCGGTGGTGATCTTGGTCATCCGGTCGGCGCGGTCGTGTGGCCGCATCCTGCCGGTCTTGAGATCGACCACGCCGCCGGGCGTGTTGAGCAGCCACACATCGGCATCCCATTCATCGGTGGTGGCCGCGTGCCTGCGATCCGCGCGCGCCAGCCGCTCGACGCCGCTTACCGTGCCGGAATTGGCGAGCTTGGCGGCGATCTTCGGGTTATCGGCGCGGACGGCAGCGTGGCGGCAGACGCTGCGGATCAGGTCGGTGGCCGCCAGCGTGTCCTCGGAGCGCCAGCGATTTCCGTCCCACACCAGCCAGCGGCCCCACGCGGCGACGTAACGCCAATCGCGGTGGTAGCGGCGGGTGTAAGCCAGCGCCAGCGCATCCTCCGTGCCCCATACCGATTCGTCGCTGCTGACGACCGGCTCGGCGTCGACGGCGACGTCATGCATCTGGAGGCGCGGGCCGTGGGTGAGGAAGGCCGCGACGTCGAAGCCCTCCAACACGGCGTCCGCCGCGTCCCAGCCTTCCGCCGCTTCTTCGGGCGGGTACAGGATGTGGCAGGTTTTCGCACCCGCCGACAGGATGGCCTGCGCCGCCTGCGTCGCGTACTCCCAGCCCGGCTTGTCGCGGTCGGGCCAGATGAGCACGGCCTTGCCAGACAGCGGCGACCAGTCGGTCTTCTCCACCGGCGCGTTCGCGCCGTGCATCGCGGTGGTGGCGACGACGCCCGCGCCGATCAACGCTTGCGCGCATTTCTCGCCTTCGACCAAGACCACTAGCGATGCGCTGGTCATCCCCGGCTGGTTGTAGAGCGGGCGCGGATCGGGCGGAGCCATCTTGCGGCGGCGCGCGTCCCACGGGCGGAACTCCTTCTTGCGGCCGGGCGGGTCGTAGCGGTAGACGACCGCGATCAGCTTGCCGGAGGCGTCGAGGTAGTCCCACTTCGCGGTGGCCGGGCCGAGGTCGTCGACGGGCGCGTCCTTCTTGCCCTTGCGCGGCAGCACCGCCGGAGCGCGTCCAAGCAGTTCGGTCGCGGCATCGAGCACGCGCGGGAAATCGGTGTGGGCGTTGATGCCGAAGTGCGCTGCGATCAGCGTGAAGATGTCGCCGCCGTCGCCGGTGGCGCGATCCGTCCACAACCCTTGTTTCTCGCCGTCGAGCACGACCTCGAGGCTGTCGCCCGGACTGCCGAGCACGTCGCCGACGTGGAACTTGCCGTTGCGCTTATTGCCCGCAGGGAAGATCGTGGTCAGCAGTGAATCCAAACGCGCGAGCAGCTCGGCGCGGATGGCGTTTCGTTCGGCATCGAGGTCACGGGGCGCTGGCTTTTGGGTGTCGTTGAAGTCGATCATTCGGCTCCCTCGACAGGCGCATCGCCCTCAGTGCTGCGGCCTTGCACCGCATTGCTGCGCGCCGCCCACGTGTGCAGGTCGGACAGCCGGTAGCGCACCAGTCCGCCCATCAGATAGTGCGGAATCTTGTACTTGCTGCGCATCTGCTGGTCGGCGAACCAGTAGTACGGCAGGCGCAACGCGGCGGCAGCCTGCTTGGCGTCGATCATTGGCTCGACGCCGCCAGTGAATTGGGTGTCGTCGCTCATGCCGTCCTCCAGCAGCGGTCTTGCCACGCGCACATCCGGCATTCGAAGTGGGTGGATTCGTGGAAGCCACGCGGCAGTTGCTCACCAGCCTCTGTCGCGGAGATGACCTTGACCGCGCGGTCGGTCATCCGCTGCGCCAGCGCCGGATCGAAGGCCACCAGCTCGACGTAGATGTCCATCGTGTCGGCGTTGATCGCGGTGAACAGCGCCGGGTGCTCGTGCAGTTGCAGGTGGGCTTGGTAGAGCGCGACCTGAGCTGCATACACCGGCTTGGCGACCGCGAGGCCTTTGGTCTCCAGCTCGCGCCACGACTTCGCGCCGAGGCATTTGTTCTCCCACAGCGCGGGATAGCGGAAACCGTCCGGCCCGCCGACGATCACGCCATCGATGTGGCCGCGAAGACGACCGTGCGCATCGGAGAAACCGAACTGCCCGCCGTCGGGTTTGCGCGTGCGCAAGTCGAAGCCCGCCTCACGCAGCCACGCGACCATGCAATCCTCCATGACGTGGCCGCGTTCGAAGATGCGCAGCATTCGTCCGCCGGTGCCGCGCCCGTGATCCACAGGAGCCTTGGCGTACTCGAACTGCAAAGCGCGCTCGCATTCGACGCCGAGACGCGACGCGCCGAGGTAGTCACGTGCGGGTTTCTGCTCGTGCACGCGCTGCATCCCGATGTCGATCAGCGCCGCGATCTGGCCGGAGACGCTGGACGAGGAATTGAAGTCCATCATGGCTTCGCCTCCCAGAACTCCTTGTCCTCCAGGTCGGAAAATCCGAACGGATCGGGTGTCGGCTCCATGCCGCGCACGGGCGGGTACTTGGTCGCCTCGTGGTGCGCGACCATCGCCTCCGTGTAGCAGGTGACGATGGCATCGATGACGCGAAGCGCCTCGGCTTCGGAGTAGTTGCCCAGCGGCTTGTCGAAACCGATCTCGCCAGCCGTCTCGCCGAAGGCCTTGAGGCACCGATGCATCGCGCCCAGCTCGACATCAGACGGATCGATCATGGCGACCTCCGTCTTGTCGATGCGTCCTTCCTTCACGCGCATCCAGTTGCCATAGAGCATATGGAAGGCGTCTTGGCAGCGGCGCGAACAGAACACCCAGTCGAGCACGTAGCGACGCGGATCGGCGGTCTTGAACCGACCATCCGTGTGGCCGTAGCCGCGCGCCTGTCGTTTGCAGACCCAGCATTTCACGCCACCTCCGCGAGTTCGTCGGCCAGCAAGCCGAGTTGCAGGGGAGTGCCATCGAAGGCCGCGTCGCAGCGGCGCTTGAAGTCGGGGTAGCTGACCGAACTGCGGGCGATGGCGGTGACCGCGTGAATCTGCGATTCCAGTCGCGCCAGACCCTGCTCGGTGAGCCACTGGTGGTGGCGCTGCGAGAGGCTCTTGCGCGCGCGGATTTCCTCGATCATCTCGACTGGCAGCACCGGGCCGTAGACCCATCGATGGGTGATCTGGCCGACGACGTGCGGCGGGTTCTGCTCGTGCCCGTCGTATTTCCAGCCGAACAGCCGGTAGATCGCGCGGTAGTAGTCCGGATGGAAGCGACGCTCCCACGACGCGCAGGACTGGCGCAGGAGCTTGGAGATCAAGTCCTGCAAGGCGTCCGGTGCCCGGTGGTACTGGTAGCCGGTAGCCTCGTCGATCAGCGCAACCTCACCGGTGATCGCCAAGGCCTGCATGATCTTTAGGCAGTTGGGCACCAGCCGCTGGCGCGCGCGGTGCAGTGACTTGTTGAGCGCCGCGTCGATCACCCCCGCTGCGATCTTGGTGATGACGCCTGCCGGGAAGAACTGCGCGCGCCGCCCGCTCGGCAGGGAAATCGGTGATTCGAATTTCTCCAATTCCGACAATGCGTTAGGCGCGAAGTCGGCCAGAATCTGGCGGAAACGGTGACCCGTGTTGTTCTCGTGGACGCCGAGCGCCTTGGCCACCTGCTTGCGGACATAGCCGCGTTCGCCGGTATTGAGGACAACAGCGTCGCATTCGAGATTGCCGAAGTGGACGGTGCCGAAATGGCTAGCGGTGAGGACGGTTGCGTTCATGGCGACCTCCTCACTGCGCCCAGGACGGGCGACCGGTCACCGGCGCACGCTGCGGCGCGGCGGGTGTAGCGGGGGCGGCGTAGGTCGGCGCGGCCTGCGCCGGAGCGCCCGAGGTGCCGCCGCCGGTCTTGGTCTTGGGCGGCACGCCCATGAACTGGGCGTAGTCGGGGTGATCGGGTTCGACTGCGAGCTTGACGACGTTGCGATCCAGACCCTTGGCGTCTTTCTCGACATCGACACGGGCGAGGAACTCGATGCCGTCCAGTTCGTGGAAGCCCTGGATGCGGCGCGCGGCGGCGGCCTGCGGGCTGTTGTCCTGCGGATGGACGTTGCGCGCGCTGTTGAGCGCGGCGCGGATGAAGCTGCGGCCCATCTGGCCCCAGGTCGGACCCTTCTTCGAGTGCAGGCCGATGTTCGACCACATCTTGCGTTTGGCGTGTGCGCCGCCGGTGACGACGAACTCGGCGGCGAGGTAGATCGAGCCGGTCTCGAAGGATTCGGTCGCGTAGCCGCCGCCCCAACCCTGCTCGGGATCGTCATGGCCACCGGGCTTGATGGTCATGCGCACCGGGACGATGGTGCCCTTGGGGATGAGGTCGAAGCCTTGCTGTTGTTCAGCGTCGTTGAAGTCGTTCCAGTTCTGCGTGGTCATCGCGATTACTCCTGAGATTCGTGGGATTGGGGAATGGCGGCGCTGGCGGGCACGGCGGAGCCCGCGCACTTGGCGATCAGCGCGCCGAGATCGGGTGGTTCGAGCAGGTCGAGACGACCGCTGCGGTCTTTGGCCGGGAAGCCGTAGGGATTGACGGTGTGGGTGACGAAGGCGCGGTAGGCGCTGCCG